AAATCCAAAAGACAGGCCAATTTATGGCTATGCAAGCCCGACAAAGGAAGGCGTTTACGAAAACCCAAGAGACCCAAAAAGCACGTTTGACCCTGTTAGAATGTATGGGCGTATAAGAATAAGGCTTAAAGATCGTGCCAGAAATAGATCGACAATTACCTTTGATGATTCGCTTGGTTCAATCGACTACTTGTTGCCAAGCCCAATGAACAATGCTTCACAAAAGTCATTGTTTTTAACAAAGGACATTTCTGGAATGATGGACTCCCTAGAAACGCAAGATGTAGACAATTCTAGGTATGCAGAAATACAAGTACATGGTGGCGTTACAACTGATGATATTAGCAAGGTGTTTTTTCCTGCTAATTTTGATGTTACGCCAGAACTTAAAGAACAATTAAAAAAGAAAGGAATAAAATGGCAGCAGGACAAATAAAAAGCGAATTTCCAAAGATAATTGCACAGCAAGACCAAGAAGCATATTTAATTCAGACAAGTGAAGAATTGGGGCAAGTGGTTGATTGGGATGACAAGGAAAGGTTTCCAGAGTTTAACTTGCAGTCAATTTTGGCCCGTGGTTATTGGGAGGAATTAACAGCACCGCACCCAACGCTTGAGCAGCTTTTAGAAATACCAATTCCGAAAGAAATGCAATTTCCGGTTAATAAATAAACTAATTAACAAAAATGAGTAGTACCGCTGATAAGCAAATCGCCATTGAATACGTTTCGGTTACTGAACTGAAGCCACATCCAAAAAACTATCGGGAGCATCCCGATGACCAATTGGAGCACATAATCCAATCCATAAAGGACAACGGCCATTACCGCAACGTAGTGGTGGCTAAGGACAACATTATACTTGCCGGGCATGGTGTCGTTAGGGCGAGTGATAAAATGGGCTTAAAAACGATTCCAGTGGTGCGCCTTGACGTTCCGCATGATGACCCAAAAGCAATGAAAGTTCTTACTGGTGATAATGAAATTGCACATTTGGGTGTTGTAAATGACAGATTGCTGTCTGAATTGCTTAAAGACATTAAAGACCACGATATGGACGGCTTGCTTGGTACTGGGTACGACGATGCAATGCTGGCTAATTTGGTATTAGTAACAAGGGATGCAAATGAAATTGAGGACTTTGATGCTGCTGCTGAATGGGTTGGGATGCCAGATTATGAGAAACAAGCAACTCCGCCAAAAATCATTGTAAGTTTTGAAAATATGGAAGACAGAGCGGCTTTTGGTAAATTAGTTGGCGCACCTTTAACTGATAAAACCAAGTCCATTTGGTATCCTTATAAGGAAAAGGACGATACATCCTCTGTTCGTTTTGAAACTCAGGAAGATGAAGGTTAAGCCAAAATATCCAATTTATGTGCCTTCTTATCAAAGGCATCAAAACTGTTTAACCGCAAAGTTTCTCATAAAAGACAAAACGCCTTTTCATCTTGTTGTGCAACCGCAGGAGGAAGCGGCATATCGCAAGGCATTACCGCAATGTGAAAGCGTGTTAGTCTTACCCAAAAGCGTGAAAGGCTTAATTGCCACACGAAATTGGTGCAAAACACATTCAATACAAAATGGAGATGAACGGCATTGGCAAGTAGATGATAATTCAAGGCAATGTCGCAGGATTTACAAAGGTAAAAAGATACCAGTTAATTCCAATATCGCGTTTAGGGCTGTTGAGGATTTTACTGACAGATACGAAAACATTGCCATTTCCGGCATGAATTACACAATGTTTAGCTACCCGCATCTTCCTCCAATTGCGGTTAATAATCATGTTTATTCATGCTCGCTCATTAACAACTCCATTCCGCACAAATGGCGGCTTGTCTATAACGACGACACAGACCTTTGCCTGCAAGTTCTAGCTGATGGTTGGTGTACCGTGCTGGTTAATGCATTTACAATTGAAAAAATGCGAACCATGACCATGAAGGGGGGCAACACAAATGACCTTTATGAAGGGGATGGGAGGCTGGAAATGTCGAGAAGCCTAGAGCGAATGTGGCCGCATATTGTAACTACTGATCGCAGATTCCAAAGACCTCAGCACGTTATTAGAGACCAATGGAAGGGATTCAGAACACGCTTAATTCGCAAAAAGGACATTGATTTCAGCCAATTCGACAAGGTTGACGAATATGGCATGGAACTAAAACAGGTGAAGCAAGTTAAGAGCGACAAACTAAAAGCAATGATTCAGAAATAAACAAGAATCCACTAACACCGCAAAAAGAGAT